TGTCGTACCAGGTCCACACGATGCCGGAGCCGATCGCGTTGGCGGTGGTGTACTCGCGCAGATCCGTACCGGCCAGGGTGGGGTTGACCGACCAGGTGGTGTCGAGTCGGGCGTCGGCCGCACGGGTGTCCGGATCCTCCGGTTGGGGGGTGACCGTGGCCGACGAAGTGCCGATGGCGGTGGGCCGATTGAGCCGCCACGACGGGCCAGTGGTGGGCGCGACTTTGACCGACAGCCCCAGCTCGACCAGCTCGGCGCGATCGGGTGAGACGGCCCGCAGCTGCCACATGATGGTGTTGGCGGTGTTGACGCCGTTCTTGGCGTTCGGCACCGAATAGCGGGCCATTTTCTACTTCCCCGTCAGCGGGATGATCAGACCAGTTTTGCGGCGCTCGTCGTAGGCGTGGATGCGGTGCCGGGTTTCCCGGAAGTGCTCGGTGCCGAACCGTGACCGTGCGATGGGTGTGTCAAATCGGTGGATCTCGCGGCATTGGTCGCACCGAGCGCAGAACCGCATGTCGGAGTAGATGTCGTCATCCATTGTCGCGGGTCACCTCCGGATTCGGCGTGCGCGGGGCACCTTGCGCAGCACGCCCTGCGGGATGCCGGTTTCGGGTGGGCCGGATACGAAGTCGCCGCCTTCGAAGTCGTCGACCAGGGTGGTGGCGCTGGTCAGCGACGAGTAGGCGATGCCGGTGGCACCGGAGGCGATGCTGGAGTCGGTTGTGTCAGCGCCGATCTGGACGCCGTTGAGGTAGGCGCGCAGGGTGGTGCCCTGCACCTCCAGCCGCAGCGTGTCGCCGTCGGTGAACGCCTGGGTGCGGGTCCAGATGCCGGTGAATGCACCGGCGATGAACTTGCCGAGTTCGATGTTGTTGGCGGCGGCGTGGCTGGCGACCAACCGATAGCAGGTGTTGGCGCCGCCGGTGTCCTGTCGGCAGAACAGGCCGGGGCCAACGCCGGTGCCGGTGCTGTTGACGGTGACCTTGACCTGGGCGTACTGGTCGGCCGGCCAGGTGATGCCGCTATAGTAGGCGCCGCAGTCGACGGCCAAGCTGCTGGGCTGGCAAGTGTTGCTGAGCAGCTGGAGCGCGTTGTGGTTGGGTGCGGTGGTCCAACTGCCGCCGATGGGGTTGGCGTTGGCCCGGTTGAAGTCGTCGCTGGCGAGGACGCTCATCCGTAGCTGCCCATCATCTGCATGCCCGATTCGGTGAGTTGCTGACCGATCAGGATTTCGGCGTAGACGGCGTGGACGCCGACGTCGGGGGTGGCGTCGTCGGAGTAGCCGAATCGCACCGCGAGGGCGTCCAGGTGGGATTGCTGCCAGCCGCCGGCCGGTACGGGCAGCAGCGCAGATTTGAGGAAGACGGTGGCGGTGTTGTCCCAGCCCGGGTCGGCCAACGCGAAGATGACGGTTTCGGTGGTGCCGTTCCAAGCCCGGACGGCGACGGTGTTGGCGGTGGCCGATGCGGCCCACCCGTACACCCGGACGTGGACGGCGAGCAGTTGCTCGTCGGGGGCGAGCTGGTAGCGGGTCAGCGGGAATTCGACGAAGTCGCCGGCGGCGGCGGTGATCTGGGCGACCCCGTCCGCGGACGCACCGAGGGTGGGCGGTACTTCGTCGACGGCGTCCCGGGCGGCGGTGGCATTCCAGGCGGCCATGGTGCCGTTGTTGGTGAACGTGTTGAAGTTGGCGGTGGTGCCGGACACCGACGGCAGGACGGTGGGGTCGACAGGCAGCAGCATGATCCGCTGAATGCCGAGCTTGTTGCCCAGCCGGGTGTAGGCCAGCCGCGGGTTGTCGAAATCGATCGTGTAGGTGGGGGTTCCCGCGTCCTGCCCGATGTTGACGGAGCTAAGGTTGTGGGTGGCCTCGGTCAGGTCGGCCGGCGGGTCCTGCTGTAGTTCGTCGAGGAACCATTCGGCCTTACGGGTGCCGCCCTTGTAACCGGACGCGGCGAGCTCGACGTGCACGGCCGTGCCGGTGGGGGTGGTGCCGGCCTGCCAGGCGGCGGTACCGCCGGACCCCCAGCGCAGCCCCAGCCGGCTGGAACTGACCTCGTAGACGAGTTGCAGCGGGGTTCCGCCGGTGCATTGAATTTCGGCCATGATCGGGGTGCCGGTGGCCGAGACGATCCGCAGCCAGAACGCCTGCCGGACCGCGTTTTCGGTCGCCGACACGCCCTGGCTTCGGGCGGCCGGTGCGCCGGCTGCCACGAGCCGGGCCCCATAGCTGCCGTCGATGGCGCTGCCGGCGGCGACCGTGTGCACAGCGCCCGGGTTCGCTACGCCGTACTCGAAGCCATCCATCGCCACCACCGACGCGGTAGACGGTGAGGTGGCCGACGCCAACACGAGGATCAGCCCGGAACTGACGTCTACATCGGTGCCGGGGGTGATGGTGGCTGAGCATTCGAAGGTGCCGGAATCGCCGGGGAACAGCAGGGCCACGGCCAGGTCCACGTTCGGGGCGGCGACGCCACGGGAGGTCTGCGCCTCCCCGTTTTCGACGAAGCCGTTGGTTTGCGACGCCCAGGTGCCGGCGGTGCCGGTCGTAGTCACCACCGACGCGTGGGCGGCGATGCACACAATGTCGGTGGCGAAGTTGAGTGCGGTGGTGCCGGTGGTTTGCGGGTCGGTGTTGGCGATCGACTTCGCGGACGCGTCCAGCGGGTCGTCGAGGTCGAAGTCGGCGATTTCCGCCACCCACCAGGCGGAGATGACCGTGCCGGCGGAGACGGGCACTGACCACGATGACTCGCCGGCGGCGACGGCGGGTTTACGCCACGACCAGATGCTGCCCGACGTGGTCTTGTCCAGCAGGGTGAACCCGGTTGGGGTGCCCATCGTCGACGCGCCGGAGCCCTGTATGCCGACGACGATGACGACGGTGGTGGTGCCGCCGCCGTCGGTGGTTTCGGCCCCGGCCAGCGCCACCGTGAACGACGAACCTGGCGCGGCCGCGCCGGTCGAGCCGACATTCGAGTGCAGGATGCTGGCATCACCGAGGGACACGGCGGGTACCTTTCACGGCATGCCTGAGATCACAGTCAACTCGACCGCCACCCGAATCAACGCCACCCAGGTCAAGGTGTCCGGCACCTACACGTGCGAGGGGCAGGGGTCGATCGCGGTCACCCTGTCCGGGAACGGCGCCGGGCAGGGCGGCAAGACCGTCACCGGACCGTCCGGCGGCTACGACGTGACCGTGACCGGCGGGGTTCACGACGGCGAATGCCAGGCCCACGCCACCATCAACCAGATCACCCCGGCCGCGACGGACTCGTTCGACGGGCTGGTCAAGGTCGCCTGACCTACTCTTCCCACTCGACCGTGAGGACGAGCTTGTGGGAGGCGGGCAGGGCATTGGCCCGGTTGATGAACGCGAACCCGTCGGTGGTGCCCTGCCCCACCACCAGCTCCTCCACACCCTCCCACGGCAAGTCGGCGCCCGACTGCGAGTTGAACGCCACCTTGTACTGGTCGGGTGAGGTCAGCGTCGGTGGGGTTGCGTAGCTGGTGTGGAACAAGCACGCCGCGGCGGCGCTGTTGGGGTCGAGCTTGGCGCCGGTGACCGAACCACCCGGGGTGGTGCCGGCGTTGGTGGTGCGGGCGATCCCCAACTCAATCTGCTGGCTGGTGGGGGTGGCCGCGCCGGCGAGGACGCCGACGGTGACGCGGCGCAGTTTGCAGCCAACGCCAGCAATCGGCCGCAGCCAGCCGAAGGCGGTGTCGGCGCCGAGGGCGGCGGTCGACTCGACGGTTGCGTTGTAGCGGGCCACTTCGGTTACTCCGTTCCTGATGTTCTGACCGCGTAGGCGCGGACGTCTTCGGGGTTGTGTGACCGGTCGACCAGCGGGTCGGCGAACCCAACCGCGCGTAGACATGCGGCCAGGTCGTCGGGGTCGATGTTGGCGTAGTACTCGCCGGGGCGCAGGATGCCGCCGTCGACGCCGGAGTGCGGCTGCCGACCCGGCCCGGCCGTGGTGACGATGAACTCGCCACCCGGCTTAAGTGCCTCAAACGCCGTCTTGCAGATCTGCGGCCACACCGGAGTGTGCTCGAACACCTCACAGCAGACGACCACGTCGTAGGCCCGGTCCGGGGTCCAAGTGGCGGCGTCGGCCACCACATCCACATTGGGGCCGTCGGCGATGTCTAGCACCGTGTACGTGTCGGCGTCGAACAGATACCGGGGGGATCCGTTGACGTCCCGACCACCCAGATCGAGCACGGTCACCGGGTCCACCGGGGTGTGGTCGCGCACCCAGGCGAAAGCCTCAGGATGCATGTTCGGCCATCCGCTGCTCGAACAGTGCCCTGTCCTGCTCGATGAACGACTGGCCCAGCCGGTACGTCGGGTCAGACTCGGCCTTGCCGAAGATGGGGTGCAGGTGCTCCACCACGGCGGCCAGCGACGGCGCCCACGTGCCGCGCTGCTTGGCCACGGTCACGATCTCGTCGTCGACAAACCAGTGCCGGTACCCCTCGTGGGCGACGACACCCGGGCCGTCCCAGCTTGCCCCCTGCTCGCCGACGTAGGCGCGCCGGATCAGTAGGTGGGTGGCGTGCTCGCCGGAGGTCACCCGCGGGTTGCCGAGGTCATTGGTGCCGACCACGTTGAACTTGTCGCCGGCAGTCGCCTGCGCCTGGTCGAGCCAGCCGGGCCGGAACCGCACGTCGTCACCAACCAGGAACAGCCACGGCTCCACGGACAGGCCGTAGCCGACGTTCACCTTCTCGGCGAACGTGTCCGCAGCGACCACGACGCGGGCACCGGCGGCTCGCCACGCCTGCGCCGTCTCGTCGTCCTCGCTGGCGATCGCGTACACCGTGGCCAGTCCGGTCGAGGCACGCAGCGAGTCCATGAACGGCTGGGCGTTGCGGGGCCGGTTCAGCACCGGCACGATTACCGCGACGGGCTCGGTAGCCGGCGGCGCCACCGCGGGACCGAACCCGGCCCGCTGGGCGTCCATCGCCACCTGGCGCCAGTAGTCCTCCTCGGCTAGCCACAGATGCTTGAGGTGGGTGGCCTTCACCCCGGTGTGCACGTGGACCGGGATATCCATCGTTCCGGCACGCAGGCAGAAGGAGAAGTCTTCGCCGAGCACCTGACCGGTGGTGGTGTTGGGCACCCGGTCGTACCAGACCCGGCCGTACCGTTCGTTGATCTTCTCGAACACGCTGCGGTGGATCAGGACGCATGCCGAGCCGGTCGCGCCGACCCGGGTCAGGGTGTCCAGCGGGTACTGCCAGCGGACCCCGAACCCCATCTGCTCGCCGGTGTTCACCCAGTCGTAGATGGTGGGGATAGCCCGGCAGCGGAACCCGCCCAGCCCGTCGTCGGTGTGCTCCTCCTGCGCGAAGCACAGGGCACCGACCACCGGGCGTTCCACCGGGTCGGCGGCCTCGAGCAGCCGGTCCACGGTATCGGGGGGGAAGCCCATGTCGGTATCGATCCAGAACAGCCAGTCGGCCTGCTGGTCGGTCAGGAACTCCTGGACGGCCTTGTTACGGGCCAGGGTCATACCGTCGGTGCCGGCGCGGATGGCGATGTAGCCGCCGCGGATGATCCGGCTGTGGTTGGCCAGATCCCAGCCGATCAGCTCGATCATGCTGTGGTGCCACGAGTAGGTGATGTTGTTGGAGTGCACGTAGGCGACGACGACTGCCGGCTCTAGATCCAGCTTGTGTTCGACCAGTTCCTGGCCCGCCTTATCGCCCATCTCCGCGTATCGGGACCAGCCCCCCGGCTCAGCCACGGCGGGTGTTCCGCCGCTCGCCCGGCGCGGCGGTGGCCTGTTCCACCGGTGGGTAGTCCTCCGGCTGCAGCGGCCGGCTGAACAGCATCCCGTAACGGGGGTCGTCGGAGAACAGATCCGGGTTGGCCTTCACGATCGGGTCCTCATCCGACCAGTGGGTGCCCTCCCGGACCTGCACCGGGACACCTTGCATCGCGACCGAGACGGTCGCCTTCGCGTAGACGGCTTTCACTTCGGTTCCTCCCAGGTAGGCGGGAGCCCCGGAACCTGGGTCCGGGGCTCCCTTCCCTCGACGATCAGGCGAGGGCGTCGATCACTTGTAGCCGAGGTCGGCCAGGTTCTTCTCCGCGGCCTTGACCGCGTCGTCGGCCGCTTTGATGTTGGCCTCCGGCACGTCCAGCGCCTTGCGGTTCATCTGCGCGGTCTGAAGTTCGGCCAGTGCCTTCTGAACCGCTGGGTCGCCGGACTCGCCGGCCGGCGCCTTAGCGGCTGCTGCCGGCTTGGACTCGGCTGCCGCGGCCTTCTTGTCCTCTGCCATCTCTTCTCCTTCAGGTCACGACGCGACGAGCAGACGGAAGCCCAGGTCGTTGACCGAGTTTCCGCCGATGCGGGCGTAGGCGAACCAGCCGCGCTGCCCGGTCGGCCGGTTGTTGGTGACGTCGAACAGGGTCGGCACCAGCTCGACCGACATGCCGCCGCGGCGGGCAACCACGTAGTTCGAGAAGTCGCCGACCACGGCGTAGCCCTGCGTCGACGTCGAGAACGTGGTGGTGCCCGGCATGTACGGCGACTCGTAGACACCCTTGAGGAACAGCGAGTCCGCCCAGGCTTCGGGCAGCTGGACCGTGGACGCGTGGTACACGTTGGCCGTACCCAGCTGCCGGATCGCGTTGTTGACGTCGACGCTCATCAGCCACGACGCGTTGTTACGGAACCGCTGGCCGAGCGCCGACCACACCTTGTAAGGGTCGGGTGCGCCGATCGTCGGGGCGGTGGTGACCGTGACCCGGACGTTGGTGTTGGCGGACAGTGCGGTGAGGATGCCGGTCGGCTCGAGGCCGCCGGCGCCGCGGGTGAACTTGTCGATCAGCAGCTCGTCGTAGCCGGAGGCGAGCAGCTGCGACATCTCGTCGGCGAAGCCCGGGTAGTCCTGCCCGACCTCGATCGAGTAGGGGATGAAGCCGCGGGCCATGAACACGGTCACCGACGGCTGCGCCAGGGTCGGCGAGTTGTCGGTGGTGGCCACACCCTCGGACTGGAACGCCCAGGTGACGCCAGCCGAGCTGACACCCTTCCACACGTTGGTGTTGACCGTCACCTGACGGGCCAGCTCAAGGAACGGGTTCCTCGTGCCCTGGGCGGTGAGGATGATGCTGGGGTCGATGAACACCGGGATGCCGAAGCCGCCGGCGGTGGTCACACCTTCAGACATGGCCCGGTATTCGTTGAACGCCAGCACCGCCCGGGTCTCCTCTGGGGTGAGGATGGGGTGCGGGTCGGTGACCAGCTTCTGCCACGCAGTGCGGTACTCCTCATTCTCGGTGACCAGCACCCGGCGGGCGGTGTCCGTGTCGGTGCGGATCTGCCGCTCGACGTGGTCCTTCTGGTCTGAAGTCAGGCTCGCCGACGCGTTGCGGTCGTCGAGGACTCGCAGCGCCCGGTCGCGGGCCTCGCCGGTGTTCAGCCGGCGCACGTCGCCGAACGGGTCGTCGGGACGGCCGGCGTTGAACATGGCCGCCTCGACCGCCTTGGGCCGGCGCCGGAATACCTCCTGGATGGCGCGGTGCTCGTCGATGCGGGCGACGAGCTTGTCGCGCAGGGCGAGGCCGTACTTGAAGGCCTTCTGCTCGTCGGGGGTCTTGTCGCGGATCTCGCCCTCGTCGCTCTGGTGCAGGGTGCGCAGGTGCGCGTCCAGCACCTCGAGGAACGTGGCGAGTTCCTCGGGGGTCTTCCCGCGGAGTTCGTCGGGGGTGGCGTCGCCCAGGTCGGTGACGTCCTTGCCCCGAAGCTCCGACAGGATTTCGATGTCGGTCACTTGAGGATGCCTCTCAGGGCCAGCGATTCGCTGTCGGCAGCGAACCGCACGGATGGGGGAAGGGTTGACACGTCGCCGTTCCTTGGTTCTGTGTCGGGGTCACCGCCACCCGCGCTCCACGCGCCGGGTCGCCCGGTGAAGTCTGCGAATAGACCAGCGGCGCGGGCGGCGTCCTCATAGGCGCTCGGCTCTCGCATCCGAAGCTGGTCATAGAAGTGGTCTGTGCCGGAGCGGACGATCACCGACGCGGAGGGGTTGGCCGGGAACGTCACCGGACCGAACTCGAGCGCGCGGACCCGGGTGATGGTCCGCTCAGGGATGCCGTCCGGGTTGTGCTCCGACCGGGTGGGCTTGTCGTCCCAGTTGTCGGCGAGGACGTGCATGCGGAAGCTGGATCCGTAGGCGCCGGCTCGCAGGCCCGGTAGAAGATCAGCGTTGTAAGACGTCCGGAGCATCCGGACCACGCCGACAGGGCTGTGCGCGTCTTCGCGAAGATCCGTGATCGGGCCGATGATCTTATTGCCGATCTGCGGATCGTGGCCGTGATCGAACAGCGACCGCATGATGTGCCGATCATTGGCGATGGTGTCGACGAAAGTGCCCGGCGTGGTCCGTTCCAGGAACCGACCCTCGAACTTCGAGTTGACCTCGTACCAGGTGTTGAACGGCGAGAACGGGATCTCAAGAGTTCCCAGTGAGTCGTCGTCATCAGCGGAGCGGATCTCCGGGGTGGCGCCGAGCGACCGGATGACGTCAATGTCCGGAGCATGCTCCTGACTCTTTGATTCACCCACTTCAATGCCGAACTTCTTCGCAGCGGCGCGGATCTTCGGCATGGCCTTCTTGCCGAACGGCGACTGCGGCGCCCGGGCTAGGGCGTTGCGGACGTGGGCGGCGTCGTGGATGGGGAAGTGCCGCTTCGAGCGGGGGGTTGTACGGCCGTGCTCGTCTTTCTTGCCGCCCGGCTCGATGTATGCGAACGCCGAGTCGGGCAGGTCGTTGATGCTGGCCGCGGTCATCTTCGCCATCGGAATCCTCCTAGCCCGGGCCGACCGGGTTCTTGCCCTTCTTCTCGCCCGGCCAGATGCCGAACACCTCGTGATGCCACTGCGCGGCCATCCGCTTCGCCCGGTTCGGACCGACGAACTTGACCAAGTGGTGATAGAGAGTGGTCCACGGGTGCGGGCTGCCCGCCCACTTGGCTAGGCCCTCGCCCTTCGTCCAGTAGTGATGTAGCTGCTCGTCGTTCTTGGCCCGTTCGATCTCGTCTTCGTCCAGACCCGGTTCGCCGTCTTCATCAGCCCGTGCTGGCCCGGGCGGCAGGGCCGGGGGCGGCTTGGCGCCCGGTAGGGTGGGCGCCGGCGATTTGGCCACCAGCGTGGTGCCGGGCGGCTGCAACTGAACGGACACCAACCCCGAATGCTTGAGGAGGTTGAC